GATTATTATCGTCGGTTTGTTGTTGGTATTGATAGATCTAAAATGCAAATCTTTGATCTTGAAGAAGGTGCGCAGCGTGGCATCGGAGGTACAAGTGCTGCTAATACTGCTTCGTTTGGTAGTTCAAATCAAGGCGGTGATAAGACAGCGTTTGGTGGCAGCAATAAAAAATCAATGTTTGCAGCTGGTGGTATTACGTAAATAGTATAAATAACAGAAAGTATAGTTAAGATGGTTAAACACATGCAAACGTTTACAAAATTCCTGTCAGAGGCGGCTATGGTAAGCAACTTAAAATCTTATATCAGAGACGCACTCGACGTAACACTTACAGCATCAAGCGGCGGGGTAAATCATATTCGATTCCCAATGGCTGGTAGAGATGCAGATCACGTCAAGGCATTTAAAAAGATAAACATAAAAGTTGTAGAATACGAGAAGACTTCTATCTCGAGCAAATATCCTACTAAGTTGTTAGTACTTACGAAAGCTATTGGCAAACTTAGAGTTGGCGATTCTATACCTTGGGTTAACCGACATGCAGGAGCTGCTAAGAGTGGTCCTCGTATGTTTGGCAACAAATCGCTAACACCGGATGCGCTAGGTCTTGCAGGCAGAACACTTACATCTGAACAAATAATGTCTATCATTGAGCCAAAACTTGCAAAGAGTTATAACGCCGATACTGTTGCACAACTTATGGGTATGTGCCAAGCTGTTAGAACTAAAAGCAATAAAATATCATATACTAATTCATTCGATGTACCTGATCTTAGAGTAGTTTCTGCAGACTTTGGTGAAATACTTTCTGCTATATGGTCACAATCTAATCTGCTGTTTAAGAGTTCATTCTTTCCTAAATCTAGTAACGAACCCTTAGTAGATTTCTATGGTGTACGGTTTGGTATTGAATATCCAGTGTCAGTTAAATCTGGTGCAGGCAGTAAAGTTTCAATACAAAACATTCTTAATTCTATTAACAAAAAAGCTAAGAATGCTTCAGGCGCTGAACTTGCTGCAGAAAAGTCTCTTGCGGTATTTAAAATAGTTAATGAAATGCCAATGAAAGATCAAATGATCGAGCTCCACAAATTCATGGATACAGAAGCAATTAGAAAGCTTTCTAGTATTATGAACGTGCGAGTACCTGCTATTACACAAGATACTATAAAGGATTTTGTTGGTAAGTTTGAAGATCAGAAAGATTTAGTGACTGCGCTTGAACCGTTCTGGAAAGTTCTGAACACTAAACTCGAAGAGAAAACTAAAACTGGCGATGATAGGTTTAGACTTGTGCTATCACCGTTAGGCGAATCTATTTGGAAGATACTTAATGCTGACGCTGAAATGCGCGAATCGCTTACACGTCTAGCTAAGCAAGTTACTCTTATTCAAATTAATATTGATGTAACAAAAACAAATATTCTGTTTAAGAACAATTACTTTAAAAACTCGACGTTTAAATTTGGCTGGGCTGGATACGCTGGTAAAAACAAACTCGGTTTCCAAATGGTCAAAAAGGGATAACAATGCACAATTTTAAAGAATTCATATCAGAAGCTGCTGCGGCTAGTAAGAATACTCACATGGAGCATCTCGAAGATGCTATTTTAAACCAAGGTGTGAATGGCACTCGTGAGGCTATTAACTTCCTAAGAGCATTGCGTGATATGTTAGCTGGTACTGCAAAATCTAAAGTAAATATTAGTGTTAAGTGGGACGGCGCACCAGCAGTATTTGCTGGTATTGATCCATCTGATAAGAAGTTCTTTGTTGCTAAAAAAGGTATCTTTAATAAGAATCCAAAAGTATACAAGACAAACGCAGAAATTGACGCCGATATAGCTTCTGGCGATTTGAATGTTAAAATGAAACTAGCCCTTGCCGAGTTACCAAAACTTGGAATTAAAGGTGTAGTACAAGGTGATTTCCTATATGCAAAAGATGATCTCAAAGTGGTGGACATTGAAGGTGAACCGCACATTACTTTCCATCCTAATACGATTGTTTACACGGTACCTAAAAACTCAAAGCTTGGCGAACAAATACTCAGATCCAAGATCGGTGTGGTCTGGCACACAACATACCGAGGAAGTAGCTTTGAAGAAATGTCTGCAAGCTTTGGAGAGGAGATTGCTTCTGGCCTCAAAGCAACAAAGTCGGTCTGGTCAGTAGACGCTAGTTATTCAGACGTATCTGGTACTGCAAACTTTACTAAAGCTGAGACAGATAAGCTTAACGCTGTTCTTGGTCAAGCTGGTAAATTGTTTAAAACCATTAAGAAAGAAACACTTGATGGTATATCAGGTAACGATGATACTTTAACACAAACTAAGAAATTTGTTAATACAAAAATTCGTGCTGGTGAAAGAATTAAGAATCCTAGAACATTCGTAAAAGAGTTAGAAGCTTATATTGCTGCTATATACGATAAAGAAGCAGATAAAAGAAAAACAGAAAAAGGTAAGGTTGCTCAGCGTCAAAAGAAAGATGCTACCCTCGAATACTTCAATAAAACAAATCCAGCTCAACTAGTAGCAGTATTTGAACTTTATAATCTCATCATTGATGCAAAGCATATGGTTATTAGAAAGCTAGATAAAGCAAAACAGGTTGGGACATTCCTCAAGACTGTTGACGGATATAAAGTAACAGAACAAGAAGGCTTTGTTGCTATTGATAAGATGGGTAAGAACGCAGTCAAACTAATCGATAGATTAGAGTTTAGTAATGCGAACTTCTCAGACAAATACATCAAAGGCTGGCAAAAATAACAGTTGCCTCTGGCGAATACCGACTATACCAAATTGGCACACTAAAATACGTCATATTTTTGCATTTCTTTAATAAATATAATCGTTATACTAAAGTATAACTAAACATTATATACGCGTTAAGGAGATGCAAAATCATGGCACACCCAATTCAAACTTCACACTCAATTATCACTCTAGCATACAATAAAATAGTTAATTTTGTTTTATATGTAAACAAAGCTATCGCAGTTCGATCGATGAAGCGTGAATCATATAATCAATTAGCCTCCTTATCAAATAGAGAACTTAGCGATATTGGGCTGTGTCGTGGTGATATCATGGCCGTGGTAAATGATACCTTCTATAAAGATTCTATTCGCACTCGTGAAATCTTGCCAGACGCAAACACAAATCTCAAAGGGTGGTCATAATATGCTAGGTCGTTTAATGTTACGTTTAGAGGTTATTGGTTACAGCAGAGCAATCGGTGTAATGGCTGACCAACACGGTGTTACCGCAGCTCATATGAAAGGTTTATATGAAGCTCGTGAGAAAGCAGTATTAGATTTGAAAAAATCAAAAGATCAAGCAACAGAAGAACGTTACACGACAGCATTCATGGTGAAGTAGTCCAATGTAGCTCTGCACAAATTTGTATAAATAAAAGGTAGTCGAAAGGCTGCCTTTTTTTATTTAAAATAGATTATTAGAATCGTGGAGTTGGTTGATGAATATTGAAAAGAAAATGACCCATATATGGATTGGGCCAAAAGCAGCCCCTACTAAATGGATGAACACTTGGAGAGATATGCACCCTGATTGGGAATACAGCGTATTTACTGACGAGATGTTGTGGGCGCGCAAATGGAGAAATCAATCGCTTATTGAAGAATATTATAGACGAGGAAGATATGCTGGGGCGCATGATCTAATTCGTTATGAGTTGATATATGAACGAGGTGGATTTTGGCCCGCCGCAGATTCTGTATGTTTACATAATACTGATGAGTTATTCACAAGTCCAGAACACCATGCATATACTGTTTATGAAAGTGAAAAAGCCAAACCTGGCTACGTTTCTCCTATTCTTGCTGCAAATGCAGGCAATGAAGTAGTTGGAGCAATCATTGATCAGTTACACAAATTACAACCAAACCAGCTTCATAACGAGCCGTTCATGTCTACGGGCAACGCATTCTTGGCTAAGTTTTTACTTCCATTTATGGCTGCTGATAAGGTAACTGTATGGCCTTCGTATACGTTAATACCACAATGGTATGGATCTATTAAAAGATATGACGGACCCGGAAAAGTGTACGCCGAACAATATTTTGGTTCTACTGGTGCAAATTTGCAACTTAAAGGATATGATGAAGGGAGATAATTATGTGGGCAACAAAAGCTTATATATTAAAAATTGATTCAGACATTTCAAACGAGTACGCTAAAATATGTGCAGACTCGTGCGATGATGTAGGGTTGCGTTGGGAATATTTTAACGGTTATCAGAATCAATCAGGCAAATCTGTTTTTGCGTCACTTGGTATTCATTGCGTGCATCCAGAGCCGTATGCATTTATTGCTAATCCAACCCCTGCTCAAAAGGCCGCATGCACTACAGCGGGACACTTTGCCATCTGGAAAGCTATCTCAGAGGGGCCAGATGAGGCCGTAGTGATACTTGAGCACGATGCTATAATGTTACACCCAGTTACAGTAGATGTACCAGATGATCGTATAGTGGTTCTCGGATATAAAGTATTAGATACAACTAGTTACGATCACAAGACGGCTGGAATGCCTAAAGAATTAATTGAAATACAAGGGCATGAAGGCGCTCATGCGTATGCTATTACACGTGTAATGGCTAAGAAACTTCTAAAAGAGTTACAAGAACAAGGTATTAGAAGCGCGATTGATAACGATTATTTTATTGTAAACCAAAGAAGAACTAAGTATCAATTGTGTATAGCATCACCAACTCCTGCACTAGGATGGTTAAGAGAATCTACAATTTGGGGCAAATCTGCTGCTAGAAACTATAAGTTCATACCTTCTTTTCAAGAAAATTATAAATAAAGCAATCAGCACATATATTAATAGATCTAGGAATAAAACATGGCTAAGCCAGATATTAAAAAGAAAAGAAAAAGCTTTAAAGAGTTTGATGGTTCTAAATACATCGAACTTGAACCAACGCTAGAAGAAGCTGTTAAGTCTAGCACGGTAGTCATGACTTTTGGAAGAATGAATCCTATGACAATAGGCCATGAAAAGCTCGTAGAAAAATTGCTCAAAGAAGCTGTAAAGCGCAAAGCAGAACCTATGGTTTTTCTTTCTCATTCCTCTGGTGCTAAAACAAAATCTGGCAAAGGTGCTGAAAATAAAGATCCTCTTGCGTATGATGATAAGATTAAATATGCTATTAAAGCATTTGGTCCTGTAGTTAAAAAATCCCCTCTTAAAATCTTGATGTTGATTGCAAAATCTTTACAAGGTAAATATAAGAACTTGGTGATGGTTGCTGGTTCAGATCGGGTTGACCAATATAAAGAATTGCTAAACAAATATAACGGCAAAGATTATACCTTTGATTCTATTGAGGTTGTTTCTGCTGGTCAAAGAGATCCCGATGGCGAAGGTGCTGCTGGTATGTCTGGAACTAAAATGCGCGAATTTGCAGTTGCTGGCAATCTTAATAAATTTGCAAGTAATCTGCCAAAAGCTCTTAAATCGAGTGCACAGGAAATTATGGATAAAGTAGCTAAAGCGGTTAATCCGTTATCTGAAGAAGTTGAAGAGTTAGACGAAGTTTTAAGCCGCATGCAACGACGCAAGCGCGGAATTTCAATGAGAAAAGCACGATTCAAAATCAAACGTGGTAAAGAGAAAGCTGCTAAAAGAACTGCTTCACAAGATGTATTAAAGAAGCGTGCTCGCAAAGCTGCTCTTAATATCTTTAAAAAGAAGTTTTCTAAAAATAAACGATATGCTGATTTATCACCAGGTGAAAAAGAAGTAATCGAGAAGCGTATTGCAAAGATTAATAAGAGCCGTATCGAACAGATCGCTCGTAAGCTTCTACCAAAAGTTAAACAAAAAGAAAGAGAACGTCGTAAGGCTATGATGTCTGGTGGATCTTCTAAGAATGAAAGCATTAACGAAGCATCTACTAAGGATCAAAGAGTTATGGCTAGACCTCATATGTTAATGGATAAGAACAATAAGCCAAAGACTGATGGCCGTTTCCGCATGTTCAAGAAAAAGGGTGTTAACGAAGATACCATGGAAGAGCATTATGAATTGTTTGAATTAATGGAAGCTACTGAAAAGTTTAGTGCTCAAATAAAGACAGAAGAAGGTGGTGCTGGCGATGAAGGTACACCTCGTCTATTAGCTAGATTAAAAAAGGATACTCCTAATAGTACGGTTTCTGAAGGAACTGGTATTAAAGCTGGCGATGAAGTTCGTCTTAAAAAGCAATACACCGATTCACCCGCTGAAGCTAAACTGATATTTGTAGTTAAAGAGTTAAGAGGACCGCGTGTTCTTATCGCACCAAAGGTTTGGAAAAGCGGAATCGTCCCAACTGAATCCGTACAAATGTACATGATACAAAAGGTTTAATGTAATGGATAGCTTTAAAACGTTCTGTGAAGAAAAAGATTCCCGTTTAGATAACGCTGGTGTTAAAGGTTTTAATAAAGCCAAGCGTACGCCTGGGCATAAAACTAAAAGTCACGTTGTTGTTGCTAAAGACGGTGATAAAGTAAAAACTATTCGCTTTGGTGAGCAAGGTGCTTCAACTGCAGGTGATCCTAAAAAGGGTGAGTCTGATAAGATGAAAGCTAAGCGCAAGTCATTTAAGGCTCGTCACGGCAAGAATATAGCAAAAGGCAAGATGTCTGCTGCATACTGGGCAGACAAAGCAAAATGGTAATAGTGCAATCATTTTTTATAAATATCATTAAATAATACAAAAGGCAAGCTTAAATGAAACGGTTTACAACTCACATAACAGAAGCACGATTAAACGAAGAAAATTGTAGCTGCTGCGATAATAAAATTGATGCTGATGGTAAATGTGGATGCGGTCCAGATTGCGAACACTGTGGTGGTCAACACGACGTTGATGAAGGCAGTTGTGGAACGGTTAACGCTAGCAAGAAAACAGTTAAAGAAGATTATACAGCTAGTTCTGAAAAATCTCAGTTTGGTGGACACCGAGCGCACTTAAAGAATAAAGAAGGCAAGACTTCTTATCTTGGTGGTAAATCTTATAAGAAGCCCGAGCATGCCGCTGGCGAAGCTCAAGTTTATCAAGATAATTACTCTAAAGGTCGTGGCGGTAATGAACGTGCCGCTGACAAAGCAGTAAGCGATTATAGAAACAAGAACAAAAAGCATATGCATGAGTCGCAAGATCTTACTGAAGGTAAGATGAAAGACTTCCATGATATGGTAAACAAAGGTATGTCTGCTGCCGAGATTGCTAAAAAAATTAAAATGCCAGTTAAAGATGTTGCTGATTTTATGAAAGGTATGAAAGAAGATCTTGATGAAGGCGGTCTCTGGGCTAACATTCACGCTAAACGTAAGCGCATTAAGAATGGTTCTAAAGAAAAGATGAAGAAGCCAGGATCTGAAGGTGCTCCTACTGACAAAGACTTTAAAGACGCTTCTGAATCAGTTGAAGAAGGTCTTGAGCAAGACGGACCAAAGACAAAACTTGGAAAGTCGTTTGGTTTCGGTCGTGGTAAAAAAGTTAGTGATTATAGAGCTAAAAAAGCCCAACAGCGCAATGATATGAATAAGAAGAATGATCCAGGTGCTGCCAAAAAGCATTTAGCTCTTAGTGTTATTGATAAAGAAAAAGCTGACAAGAAAGCTAAACCTAAAGGTACATCTATTAATAAGCAATGGCGCAAGAAGATGGGTTACGAAAGTGTAGACCTTGAAGAAGCTATGGCTGATAAATCTAGTGATGTTTATAAAGAGTATCTATTACTAAAGAAGAAATCTATTGCTGATTTGCGTAAGATGGTCGGGCAAGCACAGCGTGGTGCTGTAGACTTAAAGTCATACGACAAACAAGGCGCTATCTCAGATCTTCTACGTATTAAGTTTGGTCAAAAGAAAGTTAAAGCTGGCATGGGTCTTGATGAAGCTAAGAAAGTTTCAGACATGACTCCAGAAGAAAAAGCAGCTAACGACAAGAAGCGTAAAGAGTACAACGAATATCAAAAGTCTAAGCGCAATGAATCTTTAGATGAAGCTAGATCAAGTGCATCAGACCAAGCGGCTAAAGCTGGCGCTTATAACGGTGGCAAGAGTGGCAACAATAGTGGTGGTAAAGCACACTTATCTAACAAGCTATCAGGTGATGCTCTTGCTAAACATAGAGAAAAACGTTCTGCTGAATACGAAGCAGATCTTGTGAAAAAACGAGCTGAAAACGCTGCTAGACTAAAATCATATAGTGAATCTGAAACTAATGATTTAACAGCGCAGTATATTAATGAAAACAATATTTCTCTAGATCAACTAGAAAATATGACTGAAGAAGAAATTAACGAGTTGATCGGTAAGGCAATCGGTGGTGCATTTAAGCTTGGAGCTAAAGCTGTTGTAGGTTCTGCTCGTCTTGCTAAAAAGGCTGCTAACCGAGTTTCTGTTTCTGGTAGAGCAGATGCTGCTGACGCGAAAGCGGACAAGTTTGATAATAAGATTAAAGCTAAGAAAGCTGCAGTTGCTAAGAAAGCTGCAGACCGGACTAGAATTACAGCGGCTGCAGCAAGGCTTAAAGCTGCTAAAGAAGCTGCTAGAAGTAAACCAGAAAAAACTAATAAATAACAATAAGAAAAACCTTAAGGAGAATTACAATGGCACTATGGGGAAAGACCGACGCATTAGCTTCCGTACCAAAATGGTTAGAAGATGCTGCATCTAACACAAACAAATCAAACGATCGCGATAACGCAATCTTCGTTGACCTTACCGAGGCAGCTGTTCCAGCTAACCGTGCAAAAGGTATTACTGGTCCAGGTTGGTGGTTATACCACACAGATGGTACACGTCACCACGCTGAATGCCTAGTACCAATGAAAGTAACCGCAGTTGCTGCTGGCGACTTGGGTGTTACTGGCGATACTGCGGTTGAAGATGCCATCGTAGCTGACGCTTAAGAGATATAGTATAATATGATATTAACAGAATCAACCTTTCTGTTGTTTGCATCGAAACATTATGACAATCCTCAATGCGCTGATATTTCAGAGTTTGAGGAAGATTTAAAGCGATTCCAATATTTACGAAAACTTTTTGGTAGATATAGGCACGATGCAGACCTTAAGGAAAGGTTGATTCTGAATCACTTGATTATTATCTATAACGTTTTTGGTCCAGAAGCAACAAATATGCTTTTCATGAAGCTCCATGAGTTTCACGATTGTTTAAAGCCGTTCGTAGAATACTTAAATTACATGCCACTGGTTATTCAGTATGACGATGTAGTTTTAGCTAAACAAAATATAGATTCTGATGATTCTATATCAATATTACTCAAAGGAATTTGACGCATGTTCGTCGATCTATTTTTAGTATATCAATTCGTCCGTAGATTAGCTACACCATTTGAAAAGTGGGATGCTTTTAAAGAAGGCGTGATTGATAAAAGTGGTACTGTTCTAATAAAGAAAAAAGAACGTACATCAAAGCAGAAAAAGGCTTTTGGCCTTTTTGATGTTATGGTTATGAATCTTAAGAAGTTGTTAGCAAAGGCACCTGGTGGTAGTTCTAAGATAGCATCATATGCTGCAGCACTATTCCTAATCAAAGAATATAAAGTGTTTACTGATGAATCAATGCTTACTGAAGATTTAACTGAAGAACAATTAGAAGAGTCTCTATCTATATTTAATGACCGATATGTCAATTATACCATGCTTGCAGAGAATGTCAACCTTTTTATTGAGTTAAATGAAAAAAAATCAGTTATTAACACTAAGCCAGAATTAGAAGAAGAACCAACAAATAACGTTAGTGGCGGCAATGTTGCTGGCATGGACGCAGGACATATGTCTAAAGCAGGTCAAAAGAAATGGACCAGCAAGAACAAATCAACAAACAAGAAAAGACTTAGAGATATTATGGGAGTACCAAAATGATTACGCTAGAACAATTCAGTGCAATGATTCCAAAGAACAAGGATGCCAAATCATGGTATGAATCCGCAGTTCCTATGTTTGAAAAATACGAGATCAATACAGCTAATCGTATTGCTGGTATGATGGCGCAATGCGCACACGAATCATTAGACTTTACTAAATTAGAAGAGAATATAAATTACAGCGAAAAAGCGCTGAATTCTGTATTTGGTCGATACTTCGGAAAAGGAAAAAGAGATGCTAAAGAATATGCTCGCAAGCCTGAAAAGATTGCTAACTATGTCTACCAAGATGAATTCAGATCTAAACGTGGCGCTCTTGGCAACACCAACGCTGGGGATGGGTGGAGATTTAGGGGCCGCGGTATTAAGCAACTTACAGGCCGGAATAATTATGCAGCATTTGCAAAGTCAATCGGAATCGGAACAGAAGAAGCAGCAGAATACGTAGCAACTCCTAAGGGTGCTATGGAATCAGCATGCTGGTTTTGGAAAACAAACAGACTAGAACGTTTTGCTGATAGAGATGATAATCTAGGGTTGACAAAAGCTATTAATGGTGGTACAATTGGTTTAGAAGACCGTAACCGTCGTTATGAAGCAGCTAAATCTATCTTAGGCGGAGCAAGTGTTCCTAAAACAACAACTAAGGCTTCAACTGCATTACGTACCCTCCGTAAAGGAGATAAGGGTGATGATGTTGCAGCAATGCAAAAAGCACTTGGTATTACAGCTGATGGAGACTTTGGCTTTGGTACACAAACAAGTGTTAAAAAATGGCAGAAGCTTAATGGTTTGGTTGCTGACGGCATTGTCGGTCCAGCTACACAATCAAAGTTACTCGGTTGATAAATAGATCCATCAGAATTAAACTAATCACAAAGGAGAATTAATATGTCTTTAGAGAAAATTGTTGCGGAAGCAATGGCAGGACGTCCATTAGAAATGAAGGACGCATTTGCAGAAGAAATCGAATTACGTATCCAGAACCGTCTTGAAGAAAAGTACGTTGAAATCATGGAAGCTAAGAAAGCTGACGAAGATGAAGACGACGAAGATGAAGACGAAGATGATGATAAGCCTGCTTTCTTGAAGAAAGGTAAATAAGACGACCTAGTCGTTTTAATATTATTATGCCCTCATTTTTATATGTCGGAATGATTCTCATGGTAGTAGCTGGTGGTGGTGCTTTGT